TCGATATCCCGTCCGCCGGCCCCGGCATCATCGTCGACCTGTTCGCAGGTGGCGGTGGCGCGTCCGAGGGGATCCGCATGGCGCTTGGGCGCGACCCGGACCTGGCTATCAACCACGACCCAGAGGCCGTGGCCATGCACCGCCAGAACCATCCCGGCACGCGGCATCTGATCGAGGACGTGTGGAGCGTGGACCCGTCGTGGGCCACGCAGGGCCGCCCTGTGGCCCTCCTGTGGGCCAGTCCGGATTGCACGCACCACAGCAAGGCCAAGGGTGCCGCCCCGACGCGGGACGACAAGCGCCGCAGTCTGGCCTGCGTGATCACCGAGAAGTGGATTCCGTCCGTGTGGCCCGAAGTGGTGATCATGGAGAACGTCGAGGAGTTTACGTCCTGGGGTCCGGTCGACTGTCAGGGCCGGGTCATCGCTTCGCAGCGGGGGGAGACGTTCCGCTGGTTCCTGCGCCGCCTGCGCCGCTACGGCTACCGCGTCGAGTACCGTCAGCTGCGGGCCTGCGACTACGGCGCGCCGACAATCCGCAAGCGCCTGTTCCTGGTGGCCAAGCGCGGCAACGCCAAGATCGTCTGGCCGGAGCCGACGCACGGCCCGGGGCGTCCTGAGCCGTACCGGGCGGCTGCGGACTGCATTGACTGGTCGATCCCTTGTCCGTCGATTTTTGAGCGCAAACGGCCGTTGGCCGACGCGACCCTGCGCCGGATCGCCAAGGGGATCATGCGGTATGTGGTGCAGGCCAAGCGCCCCTTCATCGTCAATCTGACGCACGGCGGCCGCCTGGAGGATCTCGCCAGCCCGATCAACACGATCACCTGTGCGAACAGGGGCGAGAAGGCGCTCGTCGTCCCGGTCCTTGAAGCTCATTACAGAACCAAGGGAGGCAAGGACCTTCGCGCACATTCTGCGACAGAGCCGATCAGGACCGTAAGCACAGAGAACCGCTTCGGCCTCGTCTCGGCCTTCCTGGCCAAGCACTATGGCGGGGTGGTCGGCCAGGATCTGCGTCATCCCATCGGCACGGTGACGACGGTTGACCACCATTCCCTGGTCGCAGCCCATCTCGTCCGCCAGTTCGGGAACAGTATCGCGGCCCCGGCCGACGCGCCCGTGGGCACGATCACGGCCGGAGGCGGCGGCAAGACGCTTCTGTCCGCTGCGCACTTGGTCAAGCTACGCGGCACATGCCGTGACGGCCAGGCCCTTGACGCTCCTGCCCCGACAATTACGGCGGGCGGCACGCACGCGGCCCTCGTTCACGCCTTCCTGCTCAAATACTATGGGGCCGACCAGGATCCGCGCCTGGAGGATCCCCTGCATACCGTCACCACGCGGGACCGCTTCGGGCTCGTGACCGTCCACGTCGAGGGCGAGCCATATTACATCGCCGACATCGGCCTGCGCATGCTGCAGCCCCGCGAACTGTTTCGCGCCCAGGGGTTTTCAGACAGCTATGTGATCGAGCACGCGGGCGGCAAGATCCTGACCAAGACGGCGCAGGTCAGGATGTGCGGCAATTCTGTGTGTCCGCCCATCGCGGCGGCGTTGGTGCGAGCAAACTTCGCCGCGGCGGTGCATCGTCGGGAGGTCGCATGATCGCCCCAGGCGTGCGCGTGCGTGTGGCTGTGCCAGCGGGCTGTCGTGACCCGTGGGTCACGCAGAAGGCGGACTGGCGCGGGGACGTGGTGGGGGCGGCGGAGGACATCGGGCCGGACGTGTGGCGGGTGCGGTTTGTGCCGCCGTGGTGCGAGCTGGACCTCGTGCGGGTCATGCCCGGGGTGGCCCTTGAGGTCGTTGAGGCACCGGCCCGGGCCGGGGCGGTCACGGGCATGGGAGTGGGGGCGCGGGTGCGCGTCAAGGCCGGCGCCGGGTCCGAGGCTGGCGAGGAGCATATCGTCCGCGTCCGGGGCCGCGTCGGGGCCGTGATCCGCGAGTGCGTTCTTGCGGCGTCGTGCATCGTGGCGGAGTTCAGTGGCGCGCCGCGGCCGGTGATGATCCCCAGGAAATACCTGGATGCTGTGCAGGCGGGGACGGTGAAACAAAAAGCCGGTGGGCAGATACGGCTGCCGATGGGGATGTGATGCCGGGTGAAATCAAAATCGTCGAGGTGGTGAGGTCGTGAGCGGCAAGATATTCGAGGATGTGAAGTCGGTGCTCGTGTATCTGCAGGAGACGCGGCAGATCGGGCAGGCGAAGCTCTACAAGGATGTGCGGGCCGGGTATCTGCGGCGGCAGAAGGACGGGACGTTCAGGCTTTCGGATGTGGATCGCTACGCGGCCAGCCTGAAGCCGCTTGCGCTGCCGCAGAAGGAGACGGACAACCTCTCCGCCCTGGCCGCGCAGGAACAGGAAGAGCGCGTGCTGAGCATGCAGGAGAAGCGCAGGCGGCTGGTGTTCGAGCGCGAAGTCAAGGAGGGGAAGTACATCCCGCGTGACGAAGTCGCCCTGGAACTGGCCGGCCGCGCCATGGCCTTGTCTGTTGGGCTGCGCAGCGCGCTGCAGGTGGCAGCTCCGGATCTCATCCTGGCCGCCGACGGAGACAAGAACCGTGGGGACGACCTGGTGCGGGAAATCGAGCGGCATCTGGACGAGGCCCTGAACGAATTTTCCAGGCCCATGACGTTTGCCATCAACCTCCCCGAAGACGAGCATGTCCAAGAGTAAGCGCATATCGGCGGAGCTTCCGGCATGGCTGCACCCTGAGACGGCCAGCGCCGTCCGGAAGATGGCCGCCAAGGGCCGCCGCTCCTGGGATGTCCGGATGGGCCGCGGCGAACGCGCCGTCTTCCGGAAGCGTCGGCAGATGCGGGTCAGCGAGTGGGCCGAGGGGCACCGGGTGGTGCACAACTCCTCGCTGCCAGGCAAGTGGAAGAACGCGGCGAACCCATGCCTTGCCGGGATCATGGACGCGAGTTTTTATCCGTCGGTGCAGACGGTGTCGCTCATGAAGGCCCCGCAGATCGGCGGGACCGAGGCTGTGCACAACTGCATCGCCTACGCCATCGACCGTGCACCTGGCCCGGCCATGTACGTCTACCCCGACGAGCTGACCGCACGCGAGAACGCCGTGGACCGCATCATCCCCATGCTCAAGGCCAGTACCAGGCTGTCCGAGTATCTGACGGGGATGGCCGACGATCTGTCATCCATGCGCATCAACCTGCGGCACATGCCCCTGCACATGGCGTGGTCAGGAAGCCCGGCTCGACTGGGCAACAAGCCGATCCGCTACCTCGTGCTTGACGAGTTGGACAAGTACCAGTCGAGCAAGCGCGAGGCGTCGTCCGAGGCGTTGGCGGAAAAGCGCGTGACGACGTGGCGGCGCAAGGCGAGGATCTGGAAATTGTCGACGCCGACGCTCAAAGGTGTGGGCATCCATGCCGCATGGACGACTGCGGAGGCGCGGTATCGGTATCATGTGGTGTGCCCGTACTGCGGCGCGGAACTGCTCATGGAGTTCGAACGGATCCGGTGGCCAGAGGATGTGCAGGATCCTGTGGTGCTGCTGTCCAGGTCTTTGGCCTGGTACGAATGCCAGCATTGCGATGCGGACTGGTCGGACGCGGACAGGGACAGGGCTGTGCGCCTCGGCGTTTGGCGTGAAGAGGTTTCCGGGATGGCCCTCGAGGAGCATCTGCACGCGGCGTCGCCGATGAATATCGCGTTCCACATCCCGGCGTGGATCTCGCCGTTTTCCAGCCTGTCAAAGATCGCATCCAGGGCGCTGGCCTACGAGCAGACCAAGGACGAGGAGATCGACAAGGACCTGCAGAACAATTTCAAGGGCGAGCCCTGGGAAGCGCGGCATGCGTTGCGCGCGGAGGATTCGATCCTGGCGCTTCGGGACGACAGGCCCAGGGGGCTGGTGCCGGGTGGCGACCAGGTCGCGGCGCTCGTGGCCACGGTGGACACCCAGGACGACGGGTTCGTGTACGAGATCCGGGCGCAGGGCTGGGGCATCGCCGAGGAGACGTGGTGCATCCGGGAGGGCTTCATCCCCGTTGATTGGGACGTCCGTTCCAGGCCGCTCGGCGATCAGACTCCCTGGCCGTACCATCCCGGCTTCGATGCTTTGAGGCGCGTGCTGTGGGAAGAGCAGTACGTGGATTCGGACGGAGTGGTCTACCCGGTGCAGCTGGCCATCATCGACGCCATGGGCCACTACACGACGGAGGTGTATGACTTCTGCCGCGCCCACAAAGGGCTGATTTTTCCGTACCAGGGCGTGCGGAGGATGAACGTCAAGTACAGTTACACGAACCTGATTCACTACCCGGGGACGAACAAGCCGATTCCTGGCGGCCTGAAATTGTTGCGCGGTCATTCCACATTCTGGAAGGACAGGCTTTCGACCAGGTTGCGCGTGGCGCCGACGGATCCGGGCGCGTGGCACTATCACAGCGAGGTGTCCGAGGCATGGGCCAAGGGCATGTGCGCGGAGTACAAGGACGAAAAGACGGGTTACTGGGAATGCCCGAAGGGCGCGGCGAACCACTCGTGGGACGTTGCGCATTATTTTCTGATCGCGGCGGACATCCTGGCGATCAAGATGTGGGAGCGGCTGCCTGCTGAACCGCCGCCTCCGCCGCCGACGCAGGGGAAAAATCCATATACCGGGGGGGTGCAGATGTTCGGGAGAAGCGCATGACGCCGGCCGCGAAACGGTTTGTCCTGATTGTGGAGTCGGCCAGGGCCGGCGTGATGTACGATGCCAGGGACGGGGCTGTCTGCCCGTGCTGCGGCGCGGCCATGCTGCGCGTCTACAAGACGATGCCGCTGCAGGACGGCGTCCGGATCCGGTATCACAAGTGCGACAATCCGGAGTGTGTGCTGTGTGCGTTGTCGGAGGGGATCAAGAGCCTGGAGGAAAATTGACCAGGGCGGGCGCGGTCCTTGACAAACAGGAATAAAGTTCCTATTTTTGAGCCAAGGACGACTGATCTTGTATAATCGTGCAGCATAGGGGGAATCATGCAAACGTCTGCTCATATCAGCCCGGTCGAAGTCCGTGCCTTGCGCCTGTCCGCCAGGATGACCCAGGATGCGTTCGGCGCCCTGGTCAATGTTTCCGGTCGCCAGGTGCGCAAGTGGGAATCGGACGGGGGGCAGGGCTGCCCTGCGGAGAAGTTTGAAATGCTTCGGGGGAAGCTGGCCGGGTCGCAGCGGTCCGGGGCCTATATCACGGGGCGTGTCTTCGGCCTGCTCGACTTGGCGGATCCGCTGGGCTCGGCGGAGCTGGCCCAGTGTGACATCTATCCGGCAAAGTATTTCGCTCTGGCGTATCGCAAGCGGCGGTTGTCCGCACAATACGACGCAGCGCTGGCCGCTCTCCTGGAAGATCTGGATTCGTTCCCGGACGGCCCGATGTCGGACGAGCAGAAAAGTCATTTCTGGCTGGGGTGGCATCATCAACGCCGGGACATGCGCACGGGTGGCGCTGGGGCTGCTGGCGCAAACGGCGCGTAGAAACGACAAGGGACGGACTTGCCTCCGTCCTTTTTTTTGCGAATAATGCGTCAAAAAATACGCAAAACAGGGGTGAAAAATGAAAGCTGAAAAAGTGCAGCCAGCGCTGCGGATCAGTGTGAAGGCTGGCGGGGAGACGGTGAAGCTCAGGCTGTATGATGCGGTGCGCTTTGGCGGGCCTGTCGGGTTGTATCGGGTCAAGGTTGGGCGGGAGTGGATGAGGACGGACGCCGAGAAGTATCTGTTTCTGACACCGGCGGCGGCGTTGGGGCTGGCGGCGCGAGAAGCGGGCATCGAGATCCGGGAGCAGGACGCGCCTGGGGTCCGTCATCATGACCGGGTGCGCGTGCGGGTCGGCGTGGACGAGGCGGGCCGGGACAGATACGAGCGCGGCTTTGTGACCACTCCGCCGTTCCAGGGCCTCGACGGGCGATGGAGGGTGTTCGCCCTGGTGGCCGGCGGCGTCATGGAGGTGATGTGCGCGGAACTGGAGCGCGTCGGGTCATGATCCGGCTGGCTTTTGTGTCCAAGGATTTGACATAAGCCAGCGTCATGCTGGCTTTTTTCGTTTTTTCTCCCTGGTAATTTACCAGCAAGGCTGTTTTTTTCTTCCACGTTTTCCCGGCCTGCGTGATTTGTTGGGCTACTTCTCGTTTTGAGACTTCCTCCAACGCAGGATGGGCATGGCAACTCTCGCAGAACTCCAGGATGATCTGGCCAAGTACAAGGCCGAACGGGACAGGATCCTCGCGCTCGGGTCCAGCTACGGCGCGGATGGCGTGACCAGGTCGTCCGCGGCGCTGGAGACCATCAACCGCGAAATCGAGCGGCTGGAAATGCGCATCAGCTTCGCCACGTCCGGCGCCTCGCACACCAACGCCGTCTTCGGGGGCAGGGGATGAGGCGCCCGGACCTGTGGACCCGCATCCTGGCCCGCGCCATTGGGGCCGTCGCCCCAAGGACGGCCCTGCGCTACGCGGCCAGCCGGGCCGCCCTGTCCTCCTACATCGGCGCCGGCGGCAATGACCACAATGCCAACTGGCGGCCGACGCGCAAATCGGCTGACGCCATCCTGCGCGCCGATGCCGCCTCGCTGGTGGCCCGGGCGCGGTCCCTTGACCGCAACAACGTCAACGTGGCCGGCGCCCTGCGCAAAATTGGCGACAACGTCGTGCACACCGGGATCAAGCCGCAGTTTACGGACGCGGCCGGAAACGCCTTGCCCGTGCTGGAAGCGGACTTTGCAGCCTGGGCCAAGCGGAACAGGTTTTACACCTGGTGCCAGAAGCTGGCCCTGCGGCATTTTTGGGTGGACGGCGAAATCTTCGGGAACCTGTGGGTGGACCCGCGCCGGATCCGGGAGCGGATCAACCCGCTGCGTGTGGAGATGCTGGAGCAGGATCTGCTTGACGCCGCGAAGGACGGGGCCAGGGACGGCGGCGTGATCCGGCGCGGCGTGGAGCTGGACGCCTACGGCGACGTGGTGGCCTATCATTTTCTGACGAGCCATCCGGGAGACTACCTCCCTGGTGTGCCGTTGGATTCCGTGCGCCTCGATGCCGGCCGCGTGGTGCATCTGTGGATGCCGCTGCGCGCCTCGCAGACCAGGGGCGTGTCCATGCTGGCGCCCATCGTCGAAGAGATCAAGGACCTCTCCGAATACAAGGCGTCCGAGCGTGTGGCCGCACGGCTCGCGAGCGCGTTCGGCATTTTCGTAAAGACCACGATTCCCGAGCTCGGGGCCGGCCAGTTCCCGCAGCGCCCAGGCGTGGCCGCGTCGGCGACCGGCGGATCCTCAGCCCTGCCCGACTACCTCGAAACAGGCCGCATCCAGACCTTGCCGGCCGGTTCGGAAATCCAGGTTGCCGAAGCGTCAAGGCCGTCGAGCCCTTACGAGTCCTACGTCAAAAGCTCCAACAAGGACGCGAGCGTTGGATTCGGGCTGAGGTACGGCAACTATTCCCACGACTACGCAGACAGCAGCTTTTCCTCCGAGCGCTCGGCGTCGCTTGACGAACGGCGAGGCTGGGTCGGTCAGCAGCTCATGCTGCAGGACGTATGGTGCGATCCGATTGTGCGGCGATGGCTCGAACTGCAGTACGCGACCGGCCTGACGGACGTCGCGCCCGCGGATGTCAAGGTCACCTGGCAGGCTCCTGGCTGGCCCTGGGTCGATCCGACCAAAGACGCGACAGCGAGCGAAAAGAAGCTGGCCATGCGCGTGACCACGCGCCGCGCCATCTGCGCCGAGATGGGCGTGGATTTCGACGAGGTTGTGGACCAGCTGGTGCGGGAAGAGGAACGCCTGTCGGCCCTGTCCAAGATCAATCAAGGAGATGGCAATGCCTCCCAGAAAGAAAGCTAAAAAACTTGGCGAGTCCAAGCAGGATTTTTTGAAGCGCTGCAGCGCTGAGGCCGTCGAAGCCGGGTCAACCGAGGCCCAGGCCATGGCCATGTGCACGGCGTCCTGGAACAAGCAGCAGCTGGCCGCCTTTGTCGACGACGGCGTGTTGCGGTTGTCCGCGCCGGTGGAACTGGCACGGGCCGAGGGCGACGGCGAATCGGCGCCGCGCCGGTTTTCGGTGCTGGCGTACACGGGCAAGCTCATCGACTGGGGCTACTGGGGACGGTTCATCATCGATCTCGCGGGCATCCAGCTGTCAAAGACCAAAGTTCCCGCGCTCCTGAACCATGATCGTGACCAGATCGTCGGGACCATCGACACCTCGTCGGGAGACGAGAACGGTTTTTATGTGGCGGGCTCGTTTTCGAAGGTCACCGACGCGGCCAAGGAAGTGCTTGGTCTGGCTGACGAGTCGTTCCCGTGGCAGGCGAGCATCGGCGTGCAGGCCACAAAGATCGTCCAGCTAGCCAAGGATGCGACGATGCAGGTCAACGGCCAGGCGGTGACCGGGCCGTGTGACGTCTGGACCGAGTCCCGAGTGTTTGAAACCAGCTTCTGCCCGTTCGGGGCAGATGACGATACCGCGGCCGTGTCCATGGCCGCGGAAACCAACCCTGCCCCGAAAGGGCCTATGACGGAGGTTCACATGAACAAGAAATTGAGAAAGCTCCTGGAGAAGCTGGGCCTCGACCCGTCCTCCACGGAGCAGGAAGCCCTGGCTTTCATGGCCGGACTGGATCCTGAAACCCTCTCCAAGGAGCTGGCCGCGCCCGCAGCCGCTCCCGCAGATCCGGCCCCCGCGGCCCCCAAGCCCGCAGCGGCCCTGTCCGGCAAGGACGTGCTGGAACTGATGGAGCGCGGCAAGCTCATGGGCATTGCCGAAGACAAGCTGCGCGAGCTTGCCGGGCAGTGCGCGTCCCTGGACGAGGCGACCCTGCAGCTTGTGGAACTCATGGGCCAGGTGGCCAAGCCTGTCGGCGCCGGCCGCGTGGAGTCCGGAAGAACCGAAGCCGAGAAGTTTGCCCTGTGCGCCGAAGACGCCCTGTGTTTGCGCTGCAACGTGCGGCCCGAGACGCCCGCTCCCGGCTCCACGGAGCTGCAGGGCTTCACGCTGCGCGAGCTCGCCCGCGAGTATCTTGAACGCTTCGGCGTGTCCGTGCGCAGCATGGACAACAAGACCCTGGCCGGCGTGGCCCTGGGCGTCGTGAGGCTGGGCGGCATGCACACCACGAGCGACTTCGCCAACATCCTGAGCAACGTCGCCGAAAAGATCCTGCAGAAGGCATACGAGGTTGCCCCGAGCACCTGGCAGGCCTGGTGCGGCGTGGCCAGCGGCATCGACTTCAAGAGCGTGGACCGGCCGCAGCTCTCCGAGGCCCCGTCTCTGGAGCTCATCAACGAGCACGGCGAATACACGTACGGCGGGTTCACCGACTTCAAGGAAACGAACCAGATCAAGACCTACGGACGGAAGTTCGCCATCACCCGTCAGGCCCTGATCAACGACGATCTGGGCGCACTGCAGCGCATCCCGCGCGCGTTCGGCGGAGCGGCTGCCCGTCGTATCAACGACCTGGTCTACGCCATCCTGACCAGCAACCAGACCATGGCGTACGACAGCGTGGCCCTGTTCCACGCGGATCACTCGAACCTCGCCAACCCCGCCGCGGCTCTGTCGTCCACGGCCCTGGGCGTCGGGCGTACGGCCATGCGCAAGCAGACCGGCCCCAAGGGTGCGACCCTGAACATCGCCCCGCGCTACCTGCTCGTGCCTGCGGCCCTGGAGATGACGGCCGACGTTTTGCTGCGCTCCGTGGCCAGCACGGACAGCGAGAAAAATGCCGGCGTGGTCAACCCCTGGCAGAACGCTCTGGTCCCGGTCGTCGAAGCGCGTCTGGACGCCACCTCGGACAAGTCCTGGTATCTGGCCGCCGACCCGACCCAGCTCGACACCGTCGAGGTGATGTTCCTGGACGGTGTCCAGACCCCGTACATCGAGGAGCTCGCCGCATCGAACATCGACGGCAGGGAGTTCAAGGTCCGCATCGATGTCGGCGTGCGCGCCCTGGATCATCGGGGCATGTACAAGAACGCCGGCGCCTAAGAACCAGTAACGACGCGGCCCGCCCAGGCGAGTCGCGGATGAGGATAGCGA